TCCAGAGCCTGAATTCTTCAATGGCTTTAAATACATCGTCGCGGTTGGACTGTCGGCGGTCGATCCCACAAAGGTAATGTCTGGCAGAACCCTCCAAACAAAGGAGAAGTTGTGCCCGTCATCCAAGTCAAACTGCGCAGAATTAATGTATGCCTCAATAGGCTGCGTTGAGCTTGTCTCTTTATTATCGTTGCCGATCTCGTGGATTACAGTGTTGTTAATATAGGTGGTTGCCAACGGTCCCTGCTGATATGGGGAGTCAAGCCACGCTGTTCTTCCAAGGTCGCCGTAGTACCAGATGTCTTCTACGTAGTTGTAAACGACGTACCGGTCAATCACGGTTGATCCTGATGTGCAGTAGAACCACCAGACTTCATTGAAGCCTTCATTGGTTCCGGCAAATATCTGGTCTGCCTGATCTAGATTAATGTCGCTGTAAATGAACTTCCTGAGGTCGCATCGCAGGGTCTGTACGCGACCGTCGTATTTATAGAACTTATCCACACCCATCCAGAAAGCCACGCCGCTGGCTAATGCCGTAGCGTTTTGCCCGATGATGGAGAGGTTGTCGCCAAGTAATTGGGTACCCCAGACAATCGGAGGATTAAGGTATTGCAAGGAATACAACGATGTGTCTGTCCAGACCAGAATTTCCTGTCGGCTCTGGAGAACAGTAACAATTTGAGATCCATGAGAAAGCCTGACACTACCTGCCTGATTGGTCGCAGAGGGAGTCCAGTTTGTGACGCTCTCTTGGTCAGACCACCTGATCAACATAGGATCAAAGGTTGTCCCAAGATAATCATTTGAGCCAAAGCAGAAGGTGAACCGGCTAATGTCTGAGACCGTCAGATAGTTTTGCTTGAGCGGGACATTAGACGCGCCGCTCATGTCCTCTACGGCAATCGCTCTGGTAGAGATTCTCTGGGTTCCAGATTGACTTCCGGATGTATTGATAGGCGTTCCACCTGCCGTGGCGGCTAGGTTACAGGTTACCCCGGAGGCATTGACCACATAATAGACAACCCCCGGTAAAAGCCCTGTAGGAAGACTTCCCGTGGTCGTTAGGGTAATTGCCATGCCATCGGTTAAAACCGATCCTGTCGTCATCACCGCAGGGCTGGCGATGGTAATAGAAGCCGTTGTGCCAAAGACACCAACGCTGGCATCCCAGTAATAGAGCTTGCCGTTCCGTGGTCCAAAAACAAGGTCTTCACCAAAGTTTGTCTGGCTCCAAAGCCTCAATGCTTGATTAGAAGTAGTCCCAATCCCCCACTCGCCAAAGCCCCATTCCCCAGCGCCCCAGCCGGTAATAGGCACAGCAATCTCTGAACCAATGTTGATTTGGTAAACAGCCTGAACTGTGCCGCCGCCATTGGTCACCGTGGAAGTTGCCTTGGCGGTAACTGTGTGAGATCCAGCCTGAGAGCTGCCGATTGCAGAGATAGCCGTGCCGCCAGAAGTCGCCGCTAGGTTAAACGTATAGCTTGATGTGTTTACAACGTAATACGTCGTTCCGGCAACAAACGGAGGCGGGAGAGACCCGGTAGTAGATAAAACGACCGGAGTGTTGTTGGCTAGTTTAAACGATGCTGTGAACACAGCAGGACTTGCTGCCGTAATCACCACATCCGAAGACATTGCTATGGTGTAGTCGTTCCCGCTAATGGAAAGGATTTCATGTTCGCCAAGAATGGTCAGGTTTCCTGTTGCGGAACTCCCATAGAAAGTTACGAAGTCGCCAACTTGATACCCGCCATTACCATCGGTAACGGTGATAGTTGAAGAGCCATTGGTGGTATCAAAGGGATTGGTCAGCGTGACAGATTCCCGAATGGGCGTAATGTCGTAATATTCCCCGCCCTGAGAGATGTAAAACTTCTTGTTCGTGCCAAGGCTTATTAGATTGGTGCTGTTTAAAGTTGACCAGTTCCACAAAGACCGGCAGACACCGTCAAAAGTGTTCTCAGAAATTCTTTCCCAGCCACCTATTTTCTCAGGTGTGCCTTGGCGAAACCGGACCTTGTCACAGTCATACCAACCATTCTCATTGGTATATCGTGTGTTTTCCCTGTTTACACCTGCCTTGAAAAGAAGTTTCTTTAATGGCATTTTATTTCACCGATTCGTATTGGGCGTAGCATTGCTTGAGGGCTGCTCTGAGTTCGTCGGCTTCTCTGGCGACCCTGACAAGAAATTCTCCATCCTCTCTGTAAAGCTCTTTGCCGGTACATCCACCTTGTTTAGCGCCGGAAGTACTGGACACGGAACCATCAGTGGGGCGGGCTTGGCGGTCGCGCAAGCCGTTAGCCAAAGCGGTAGCACGAGCATTAAGATTCTTGAGTTCACGGTCTTTTTCCTGCCTGATATTGTTCGCAGCCTGTTGCCAATTCTGCTCTTTTTCCCTAGCTTTCTCAACCTCTGCGGTGTATAGGGCTAGGGAGTCCGCTCTCTCTTTGTCCCACTGCTGTTGGACATAAGCCTGACCTGATTCATCCCCTTTGTAATAGCCGGTGCTAAACGCCGCAATCACGGCTAATACAACGCCAAGGATGACCCAAGGGTTCATCATTTCTTAGGGGGCACAGCGGTGCCATCAAGCTTCTTGTGAACCTTAATCTTTTTGCAAACCTCTACCTCTTTGCCCTTCTTTACTTCCTTGGTGCAGACTTCTTTGATCTCACCGCCAGCCCAGCTTAAGTTTACAGTCAGGGTCAAAAGAGTTAACAGTGCAATTTTGATAAGCTTCATTATTCGATCTCCGGATGCGGTGGTTGTACTGGGGCTGGTTTACCTTTGTAGCCTTGTTGAACTGGCGGCGCAGAGCTTACGGGGTCAAGGGTTGGCTCTTGGCGCTTAGATATAGGCATGGGCTTGTCCTCGCGCTCTTCCTTGGTCGAGAGATTGGGAGGCACAAACTGTGGCAGAGCATCTTTGCCTTTAACTGCCAAGAGAGTTGCTAATGATCCAAGGATGTACTTGGACATGTCGGACAGGATCAGGAAAAACTGTTTGTCCGCAGGTGCCATGCCGTTCATGGGTTGCGTTACAAAAACGACACTATAAAGGCTGACCCCCACCATGATGACCACAGTGCAGCAAAAGGTAAACGCGATGCAGAACTTAATTACTGCATCGTGCTGCTCCTGCGTCATTGCAAGAAACTGGCTTATCAACTTTAACGGGTTCATCCTTCATTTCCTCCGGTTTCATAAGCTGGTCTGGGCAGGTTCCTGTCACTGCGCAGTAGGGTCGTTTACACTCTTTGTTTTCCCAGTTATCAGGGTCTTGGCAGGGGTATCTGAACCGCTCGCACCCCAGTAGGCTAAATACCAAGAATACGGCGAATACGCGCATGTTGAAGCTCCCTATCATCCATACCTTTGGTTCCACCATTGATCTTCTTGGTCAGGGTAAGAAAATCCCCGGAATCGGCATAGTTGTTTAAATTGTTGCTCTCCCAGAACCAGCAGGCTGACTGGGCTGCTCCCTCGAAGGTCTGTAAGTATTCTGCCGCTTCTTCAGGAGTGATCTCCAAGCTCATCGCAAACCGGGTCATATTGTCTTTGCCGGTCAATTGGATCAGACCTTTTCCGGCAAATTTCCAACCCTCGCCAGACTCCTCTGGACCATTTCCCATACGGTTTGCATAGACCCTGTTGGCGATGGCGCGGGGGTTACGCTCGTACTTTTGAGCCGTTGCCATGTCTGGGAAATACTTGGGGAACGTCTTGAGAAGCCCTGAGGCTTTGTAGTTCAGGTTCTCAGAGAGGTATACGAACCCGCCAGACTCATGATGGCACTGCGCCATGAAGGCAGCGACACGAACCGGCGTGTTGATGTCGTAGTCGTTTAAAAGGGTTGCTCCGTTTAACTCTTTCTGCGGAGCGAACAAGGCATCGTGCCACTGCTCAGGGTACTTGGTATGGGGCGCAAACTCTTTGAACTGTTTAATGGTAAGCATTTTTGTTTGCTATATTAACTTTGAGTTTTTTGAATTTACATTTACTTTTTCTATATTATTTTTTTTATACGCCATCAGTTTTTTAAGTTCTTCAATATGATCTGAACCAACAAAGTAAACTCCTTTGTCTCTTGATAACAGCCACATATCTCGATATTTATTTGCTTTGTCAGCCATTTTTCTTGCCGACGTATTTCCAGAATCCCACATTTCTTTTTCGCCATCTTTTATAAAAGAAATAACATTATCAGGTGTTGCTTGTAATTTGCTGCGTTTTAAAAAATTTCCACCCATAGATGATAAAAACGCACGGAGATCATTTGCATCAAATCTTTTATTTCTAAAATACCCAAACTCTTTTTGAGCATTTAATATCCTGTCAAATATTGTTCCATCACCAACCAAAACTTTGTGTTGTTTATTAACATCCGTATTTGTAAAAATAACAAACAAAAACTCTTTGGGGTAACCTTTTACAAAGTTTGCAAGTTTGTCATCCCAAGAGCCTATATAAGAAACACTTTTTATCTTATCTTTACCATCACCCTCATACCATGCGCCGTATCTTTTAATAAGGTTTTTAATTTTTTCTGGCAAAACTATATCGTGTCCGTGCTTTTGACCAACAAAAATTAAATCATCCCGAGCCACAAAAATAGACATCATTCACCCAGTAAAATCTTTGCACGTAACTCCCGGCTCTTGCGGGTTTCCTCTTTCATAAGCTTGTACTGCTCTGCCGCCAAGTCCGTCATGGCTTTCATGTCTGCATATGCCATGCCAAGCAGGGGTATGGCAAGCACAAACGTCAAAGCCATGATGGCGAGACAGATGACCACAACAACTGATACGTCTGACTCGTCCTTATTAGAATTAGAACGCCCCACATCCACGCTACTACGAACAGAACTGCCCCAATCCATGTTGTTAGAGCTTTGATTTGATTTATTGCCCTTCTGCGTCGCCATAATATGATTTGTGTTTTTCTCATTTCTTCAGCGAGGGCTTGGTTTTGTTCCTGAACAATCTGCTGCCACATACGCTCAAAACGAGTCCACACATCCCCCAATTCTGGCGGGGTGTTATACACCATCATTTCCCGCACAGTTGCTAACATTGCATCTAACTGCGTTCTGATTCTAATTCTACGTAGCGCTCTGATCGCTACGGATTCATTGCCTTTGTACAGCTTCTTGGCGTTCCCTTCTTCTTCTATGAACGCCTGCATTAACTTTTCGTACTCCCCAACAAATACCGCAAGGTGATCCCATACATCGTTTAAAGCATCGTTTGGGTGAGAGTTTGCTACCTTCTGGACTCTCTTTACCTCTTCGTTGTATTGCCTCGTTTGCTCTGGGCTTGGAGAGGTAATCTTGTGGTATTGATCTTTTAAGTCTTTAAGAACATCTCCTACCTCTCCTGCCGTTGACTTAACTTCTTTGTAAAAAGCTATGCCGCGCTTGGCTAGATCTATCGCAGTTGTTGCTGCCTTGAAACACGCTGCAATGGTGATCGGGTCCACATTGGCCTCTCCTTACTGATCCTGCCACTGCGAAGTCTGCGGTGTAAAGTTTGCGGTATAACGAGCGTAACCTGCCGTTACTCTAATATCGTCCATATACCCATCAAAGTCTGAGCTATTGTCATAAAATGCGCCAAAAGTTGCCCTTGTTTGTTGAATGCTATATGTATAACTTGCACTTGTTGCTTCAACATTTCCATTAATAAAAAGTCTTAAATTATTTGATGAATCTCTTGTAACAGCAATATGAACCCAAGTTCCAGTTGAAACATTATTTGTTGATGAAACGTTACTTGTATTAATGTTATAAAAAACAAGTTTTCCAGAAGTGACTCTTAAACTACTTCTGTCTGCTGCTGCATTAGTAAATTGGGACCAAATTAATTCGTCAGTTGTTGAGTTAAGGTATATCCATGCCTCAATAGTAAATTGGCCTGTTGCTGGCACTACTGGATTTACTGTATATAACCAATCATCAACATTATCAAATAAAATAGAACTTCCTCCCCATTTACTTTGCGCTGTGCTTATCTGAGCATTACCAACAGTCTCCAGCACGTTCTTGCCAGTGGCATCAATGATGCCGCCGTTGGTGAAGTTAAGCAGTGTATTAGTGTTGGTTATGTTTGTAGGGGGTGCAGTAGGAACGGTGATTGTGGTGTTGCTATAGCCATAAACATCCGTACCGTTAACTATTCTAAAACCTGATACATACCCGTTGAACGTAACACCGAATGCTTCACCAATGTATCCTAGATTAAAAGCAGCAGTAATTGCGCTTAAACTAGCGCATGTCCCTGTACCAACTCTAACACCATCAATAAACATGGCTGTCTGATTGGTGCCCGTGCCCCCTCTAGCAATAACTATATGTTGCCATGCATTTACTTTAATATATGTAGTTCTGGATACACTTATAACCGCTCCAGAAACTGACCCTGTTTCAAACACAAAATTACCGGAATTGTCGCCGTACAGCAGCATTTTTGGATTTGTTCCACCGCCATTATCCTGACCCCAATAATTAACATTTGCAGCAGAAGATGTTACATAGAACCAACCTTCAATCGTGAACGCATTCGTTGAAAAATTTATGTTTGATTTAGTTAAGTAGTCACCACTTCCATCAAAGTACCCACTGCCGCCTATAGTCTCTGGCGTGTATGCAACAACCGGGTAGAACGGGCTGAAGGCTTGGACGGAGGGGGTGCCGTTGACCGTGATGGCGAATGCGTTTGTGCTGTTGTCGATGAAACGGTTTGACTGACAGGTGAGCAGTGCAGTGCCGGAGATTGCCGTCAGTGGGGTCGTGCTTGGCGTGAAGTTGCTGGTGTAAACGCGACTTCCCTTTACCACGCGAAGATTGCTGATGTAACCGTTTAAGAAGTTGTTTGTACCTCCACCGCCTCCGGTAGAGAAATTCCCCATTATGTTGTTGGCGTACCCAGTATTGTTACCAATAGCCGTAATTGAGGCCGTGGCAGTGGAAACGCCATTTAAATACAAAGTAACCGACGTGCCAGCCGTAACAACAGCAGCAACATGGAACCATTGGTTAATTGGAACACTGGCTAACGGGATAGTTGCGGCACTCGCACCAGGGCCGTAAAAATTTAGGCCGCTTGAATCAGCAAAAAATGCCCAGTTTGCTGCGTATACGCCACCCACGAACCCGGTACCCTGCACTATGATAGGTTGAGTGGAACCCGGTCCACCCGGAGTTGCATTCAAATAAAGCCAGCACTCAATCGTGGAATCAACGCCGTTCAACAAGAGATTTGCGTTGTACGGCGTGCTTAGATACGAGTTTGTTCCATTCCCGTTATTACTCCACCCCGTCTGCGAGAACGGCGAGAACGTACCCTGCGTCGTGTTGCCGTTGCGGGTGATGCTGAAGTTGTTGGACGAGCTATCTAGGAACGTGTTGTTCTGCGCTCCGTTCGTGCCATTACCGTGAAGCAGCAGTGTCGTGTTCTGGAAGTACGGGTCGTACATGTTCCACCGACGAGTCTGCCGGGCTTGTATAGCATCAGACACTGACCATATGCCGGGGGTCGATGCTCCCAGTGCGGGGTTGTAAGCTGTGTACCCGGTGAAAGGCGTGAACGTGCTGACCTTGGCATCGCCATAAGATGTTATGGCAAAAGCGTTGCTGCTCTGGTCTACGATAGCCGGTGAGTTGCAGGTCAGCAGTTGTGTATTCGTAATATTGAACAACTGCGTTGGTACATTGATTGTGGTTTGCGTAGGGTCATATACAGCCGCAGTGACGTACCTTGCATTTGCCATGTACCCCGGAAAATACCTCGTAGCGCCACTACTTGCGCGACCAAGAGATTTCACATTTCCGTAGTTGTATGTATCAGTTCTTGTTCCAGTCGATGACCTGACACCGTTCAAAAATACAGTGGTTACTCCACTAGCATTTCTTACAACTGCTATGTGGTTCCAAGTATTCAATGACATTGTTGCAACCGTGTAAGAGTCTGCACTGACACCATAACGATCAATGTTTACATTTGTGCTGCTTGTTATGTTTATGTTCAACCCGCCATTTACGGTTGAATCAGGCCCAATCAAACATATTTGGTTGTCAGGTGATGCAGTAAAACTTGAAACATTGAACCAACATTCAAATGTATATGCAGCAGTTCCAACTGTAGAACCAGACCAAGTTAAATAATCTCCTGTCCCATCAAAAAAGACAGAGTACCCAGCCGCAGCACCTGAAGTAATTATTCCACCGGGATATTTGTTGCTCATGTCCTATCCTTATTGCCTTGGCAGTGCCACGCTGGGCGGGATGAAGTTCTGTGTGTAACGGGCGATGCCTTTGGTGATGCGAAGGTCGTCGATGTAGCCGTTAAGATACGCGCTCGGGATATAATTACTTCCAATATATGGATTAGACGCACTCAAAAGATTTGTTGTCATTGTCGCGCTAGCTTCCTGTACTCCATTAACAAAGTATTTCACCGTGCTTCCAGACCTAGCAAGAGCAATGTGATACCACTGTCCAGTAGACAATGATTTGCCAGACAATACCGTAGTAGACCCAACATACAACCGCAGGGTAGGGTCGTAATCAAATAGTATGTAATCACCGGCAGAGCCCGGTCTACAATCGATGAACGTTTGTGCTGTTGTAGCATTTAAGTACAGCCAAAACTCGACGGTAAAATCTCCCGTGCCGAAGTTAAAAATATTGCCGCTGTTTGGTCTTAAATAATCCCCATTCCCATCAAAGTACATCGACCCTGAGCCATACTTCACGACACTGGTGCTTACCTGTGCGTTGCCGACTGTCTCCAAATCGTTCTTCATCGTGCCGTCGTAGATACCGGCGTTGGTGAAGTTGAGGAGGAGCGAAGTATTGGTGATTGCAGTAGGTGGTGCTGTTGGAATTGTATAAGTAGCCCCAGAGTACTGCGCTGTACCTTTTAATATCCTGAACCCAGAGATATATCCACCATTAGAGTATGAACCAGTATTATCTGTCCCAATATAAACTATCGGATTAGTAGAATAGTTAGTGGTGTCGGTTCTTTGATAGACACGCGACCCGTTTAAAAATATAGAAACATTATTTGTTCCGCTGCCAGAACGCACATATGCAAAGTGATTCCACGCCCCCAAAACAAAAGCTGAAGATGCCAATATGTCAAGCGTAGAACCGTTATTTACGTAAAGGCTGCTTGAGCTTACATAAGCGCCGATAGCTTGCGTGCCAGATGGTCGCATATCAAAAATATATCGAGCGCCCGTTAAAGCAGTATTAAACCAACATTCAATAGTGAAGTCCCCAGTCCCCATTGCATAAGCGGCATTTGCGGGCGCAGTAACATAATCCCCCGTCCCATCAAAATACCCAGACCCACCTATCACGCTCGATGTCCACTGATACTGTGGGGCGAACGGAGAGAAGGCTTGGACGGAGGGAGAGCCGTTTATAGTAAACGTTGAAGCCGTAGCCGAGTTATCAACAAACCTGTTATTTTGGCAGGAAAGAAGAACGCAGCTAGATGCGCCTTGGCTCGTTGTTGTAAAAGGCGCGTTTGAAGGCATAAAGCCGGAAGTATAAACTGCGGCTTTACATACCCGAACGTTAGACATGTAACCTTTAAAGCTCCAGTCTGACCCGCCAGAACTGGAGGAAGCAATACGAAAAGGCTGCGTTGCAGACCAGTTAGTAGCATCTGTGGCAGTACCAGCTAAAACACCGTTTATGTAAAAAGCAAGTCCGTTTGTCGATGTTGATGTTCTTACAATTGCTAGGTGCTGCCACGTATTTAAAGTCAGTGCGCCCGTCGAGGTAGCCACATTAGAACCACCCGATGCAGCTATGGTTATGGTGCCCGTTGAGTTAATGTTTATTTGAATAGGGCCACCAACAGCAGGGCACCCGAAGATAAAAGGAACCACTCCGGCAGTAAATGACTCAGGGTATATCCAACACTCTAGCGTGTACGCGCCGGTTCCAAAATTTGATACTGCTGTAGAAGAAGTTTCAAGGTGGCTGGTGCCAGTAAAATAATTCCCCCACGCACCCGGCTGCAAACTAAAAGGCGTGAACGCACCCTGAGTAGTATTGCCGTTCCTAGTAATCGTGAAGTTGTTGGTAGACGAGTCTAAGAACGTGTTGTTCTGTGAACCGTTGGCGATGTTGTCAGCTTGAAGCAGCAACGTGCTGTAGTCAAACAGAGGGTCTGTAGCCCACTGCCCTGTAGTAATAGCCTGTGCCTGCTGCTGTAGCGTAAATACGCCCTGATACTGGACAGTATTCGGGCTGGTCGTGATATTCGATGCAAGCGGGTTATAGCCCGGCTTGTTGATGTTGCCCAGATAACGCAGGCCCATGCTTTACTCCAATGCAGAAATGTCAGCAGATGTCATCGCTGGTATTTGTTCGCTGCTCAGTACAACCTCGGGCTCACTGGCAGCAGGCTCCTGCGGCACTTCTTCGACCACAGGCAGAGCGTGCTCCACCCACCTCTCTTCAGACTGGCTCCACGAATACTTGAACCCTTCCTTCACCGGCATAGGATCGCGCACAACCCAGCCCGGTGGATACCACCAGACAACTTCCTTGCCTTCAGGGGCAACAGGCGGCTCCTCGACTTCAATCCAGCCTTCAGTGCCGTCCGTGTAGGGATACGGGATAGAACCGTTTTTGCTGTAAAGCATGTTTCACCTATTAGGTAATAGCTTCAAAGGTTGCCGTGAAGGTCAGGGCAGATGCAGTACCGGAATATGCAGCAACAGACTGGTTCTCCGTGATGTACAGAGAATTGGTCTTGTCCACAATCACCAGCGTCGCATTAGGTGGCACCGAAATCTGGTAAGCCGGGTAAGTAACCACCGTGGCTGAACCAAACGTGGCGTTGTTGCCCACTGCAATCGTAGCTGTCGCTGCACTGGAAGTCGTGTTCGCCGCAGTGATTGAAGTCACACGGTTGACCGTATTCGCAGCTGGAGTCAAACCAGTTAGGGAAGTCGTACCGTTGTACGTCCACGAAGTCGTGGCTGTAGCAGCAGACGAAGGGATAACGTACGCGGTATTACCGTAAATTGCCGTTACGTTAACGATGTTAGGATTTGCCATCTTGATAACTCCTTAGAAGCCAAAAATAAGGGACATAGCTATGGCTTTCCCTGTTGAAATACCACCACTTGATGCGCCCCATACAGGAACACCACCTGTTACCGTGAGAACCTGACCCGATGAACCAATTGACAGCTTGCTCAAAGTGTTAGTTGCAGAGGCATACAGAAGGTCACCAGTGGTATAGGTACTCTGTGCAGTACCGCCGTTCGTAGCCGGTAAAGTGCCCGTGACACCTGTTGAAAGAGGTAGACCTGTGGCATTCGTCAGGGTTCCAGAGCTTGGTGTACCCAAAGCTCCACCATTAACAACAACCGATCCTGCGCTGCCGACGTTGACCCCCAGAGCCGTCGTGACACCTGTGCCTGTCGTGATTGTCGAGGGGGCTACACCTGCACCGCCACCCACAACCAGCGCACTTGCTGCCAGCGCACCAGAGCTTGCAAGGGTTCCACTAGCTGAGTAGTACAGGACACCGCCAGAAGTGCCAGAGCCAATGCCCGTGCCGCCCGAAGCCACCGGGAGGGCTGCTCCCAGTGTCATGGAGGATGCGTATGTGGTCACATCAACGACGTTCGTGCCATCGTTGTAGACCATCATGGTCTTGCCTGTCGGTACAGCGATGCCGGTGCCGGTGGAGTTCTTGACTGTGACTGTATCGGCGACACCGTTGTAAACGATGTAAGCCTTCTCAATGGCAGGGACGATTAGGTTTCTTGCCCCGCCCGACGTTCCCGTCAGGTTTAAACGGAAGTTACGCGCCGTCTGAGAAGCGTTGGTATCCGTTAGAGTCAGGGTAACGTCCGCGCTGGCAAAGGTAACGTCAGCAGACCCGACGATTGCCTCCTCAAGCGCAGTGCCCAAGTTCGTGTTGGTTGTGATACCCCACGTACCTGACTGCTCACCAGTGGCAATCAGTTCAATTTTTAGATTGCTGTATGTACTAGACATGTTCTTTCCTTATGCCGCTTGAATTTCGACCCAATTAGGATCTTGGTAGTTGCCAATCGCAGACCAGTTTGGATTTTGCGTATTACTAACTACCGTCCATCCACCTATTACTACCGACCCTATCTGCCCCGTGCCAGATACGCCAGTTACTACTACGCTATCGTCAGTCTTAAAGGAGACTGTGCCTATTGCTCCTGTTCCAGAAACCCCTGTTGGAGTTTTCTGTGGTGTTGGGCGAACCGTTCCTGTAGAACCTGTGCCTCCAACACCGGTAACCTCAACTGCTGTTCCAAAGAATGGCGTTACCTGACCTACCGCCCCGACCCCGCCAACCCCTGTCGCAACAAAGGTTGAGCTAATCGAGAATGAAACCGAACCAATTGATCCTGTTCCGTTTACACCAACCGCCGTGATGCTAACTTGGCGGGTTACCGTTCCAACCGATCCAGTTCCGGATACTCCGGTAACAGGATAAATAAGCCCAGACGAAACAGTTACATTTCCTACTGCTCCGACACCTCCAACACCAATCGGTATGACATAGTCATTAACCTGTACAGAGAAGTTGCCAATCTGACCAACTCCCTGCACACCCGTGGTGGTGAAGGATATAAACGGGGTGATTGTTCCAACCTGACCCGTTCCTTCGACCCCAACCGGGATCACAATGTCCCCTGTTGTTGTAGTTACGTTCCCTACATTGCCCGTACCGGAAACGCCGGTAATCGATGGGCTTACAACTAGAGTGACACTGCCTACACTGCCTGTTCCTGATACTCCTGTTGGGGTGACAATCTTGGCTTCAATGATGCCGCCCCAACCATTCTCACCCCATGTGCCGATACCCCATCCTGATGTATTGGTCGTAGGAATACCGCCCCAAGTGGCATCCCCCCACGCACCTTCACCCCAAGCCTTGACAAGGTTTGGCACATTCTCTTCCTATTAGGCAATACGAATAATTGCAGTTGCTGCCGCAGGAGCCGGGAATTGAATCTGGAAGTCGCCCGAACTCACCTGCTGGTCACCACCAAAATTCAACACTGCGCAGGCAGGATCACCAGTGGCGCTATCGTTGTAAATGATTGCTCCAGAAGTGGTAAATGTCGCACCACTCCATGTAGTGTTATCAAAGTCACAAACAGCAGTCGTGCCGTCTGCAACCGGCGTAACTGATGTCAACGTGTTGCCACCCGTGGTGTAACCGTTTCCATTAGACAACTCATCCGAATTGCCCGTCAGATTGGTGTAGCTAGTCGTAGCTGCGCCGTAAGTTCCTGTAATAGATGCCGTAGCCTTGCCAAGAGCAATCTTGAAGGTGTTTCCAGTAGAGGCTGTGAAATTGTGTACCGCCTTCAGGATTTCCACCTTGAACGAGGTCGGCATTGCTGTAGTAAATCCGGGCATGTTAATTCTCCAAAAGTTTTACCAATTCAGGGTGCCCCGCTTCACGAAGGCGATTTGCCAGTGTGGTGTTATGCGAGGCAACTGCCTGACGCATATACCGCACCAATACTGCTCGGATCTGGCTCTTGAACGCTTCCGCTTGGTCTCGGATAACGGGATGAGAGCTTTCCCCAACATAAACAATTTTCTCTAGCGCCATTTCTGCGACTTCCTCTGGAGTAAACCCTCGACCAGAGACTGAAACAGCCTTAATTTCTCCCAAAAGAACGCCGCCAGAGCTAGAGATCATAATTAATATGTACTTCTTATTAATGCTTCCGTTGCTGTATTCGGAGGCATGGTTATCAAAAAGGTCGTCGTGGATGTCTTATCAGACCCAAAATCAAGCACCGCTATCGACTTGTTGCCCTTGCTTGCGTTGTAAATCAATGCACATCTAGCCGTTATAGCCCCTGTCCAAGACACATCTGGGAAATCTACGTATGCCGTTGTCCCAGAAGAAGACACAGAAACAGGAGAAAGGACAGATCCCCCTGCCACGTAATTGCCCCCACTTGCCTCGTTTGATGCCGTATAAACAGTCGTATCTGCGTTTAAATTTGCATCTGCTGTGTATAAGGCTATCTTTATGGTGTCAGTTGTCAAGTCATGAACGCCCTTGTACAACTCTTCCTTAAAGCTTGTGGTCTGTGTCTGGACGATGCTCATTAATTCACCTGCAATCTGACCTGACCATCACGATAAGCATCCATACGCTGCTTGCCATCTCCCAGATTCTTGAGAAGAGCAATCGACTGTGTATAACGATCCTCGTACAACCCTCTGTCTTCAGGCAGGACTTTCATATATGTCAACGCTTCCAACATCGTGGCATTGAACAGGGCTGAGTCAAAGTTGTCTCCAAGCCAAGTCGTGCCAGTTGCGTTGGTTACTGTGCCGACGGTTACCGTAAACCCTGATCCCAGACCACCAATATCTGCCGCGTCTGCGCTCAACACATCGTTAGTGACGTAATAACATCCACCGTCCACCAAGCTGACAGAAGTAATGACATTCCCGGAAATGATGATGTTGACCAGCGCACCGTACCCTGTGCCATTGGTCAAAGGCACATTGAAGTAGGTTCCGTTTGCGTATCCCGTTCCAGCATTGGTAATAGACAAGGTTGAAATCGGGCTTTGAACAATCGAATCCGGGTAGTAGTAATAATGCAGTTCTGCCCCATAGTTTGCATCAGGGGTAGGACCAACGATGAATGTCAGTTCATTAACATTCGATGAGACAGGACCAAACAGGGCGTAGTGTTTTGGCTTGCCGGTGTCTGATGGACCGGGATATGCCTCGCGGATAAAGTTCACATCCTTGTTCAGCAAATAGGAGTAATCCCCGCCGCCACTGGGATAGATTGCTAGGGAGTACACAGAGAGGAAGTCTGTCGGGCACTGGAGGTACTTGTTCCCGGACGTAAGTGTTCCCGTCACGTTCTTTCTCAGGTTTGCAATCTGCACCGTGTTGTAGATGCGCTGCTCTGCCTGACGTATGAACGTGTTTATGATTCGCGGGTTAGACGCATAGTCAAAATCGTTTTCCGCGTAATCCTGAACTGTGCTGACAAGGTCTGCGTAGTTCATTTATCACCCCATTGGACCACGCGCCATCACACCCTTGGTTGCTGCACCGGTGCCACGAATCTTGATGCCAGAGGTCTTGTCGGCTGGGTAGTTACCCTTGCTGATCGTGCCAACAGAAATGTCCATGTTGTCCATGACCTTCGCGCCGGACTCGGTATTGACCTTGGGCTTGGTTGCCTTACCAGACATATCATGGGGCGCGGCATAGGTTTTAGCCTGACCGACTTCCTTGCCACCCATTTTGTGACTGAACTTAGCCATTATCGACCCCTTCCGGTAGAACGCTGGTTCATGGCACGAGCCAAATTACGCCCATATTTCTTCATTTCTGAGCTTGTCACGCCGCCTTTGCTCATTTTATGCATACGTTTTTCATGCGCCTTGACTTCCTTATCGGCGATCTTCTTAACTTCTGACTTATCCATGTTTGCTCCTTATGTCACACTTACAGTCGCGTTTCCTACCAGCGCCTTAGACACCAGATTATTTGGTGTCAAAACGGCATCGTAATTTCTAGAACCACCAACCGGATACCAGCCCCATTGAATATCCCGTGAGCCACCTGTGGGGTATCCGGCATCTCCACCATTCGGGGCATCCTGTAGACCGTTTAAACCAGCGGTAAAGTAGGTCGTATCTGGACGCGGTTCCCGGACTGCTTGCGGATCATCCACTGGGTACATACCCAATTGCAACTGAGGATGATCAGGAGACCAGCACTCGTCACAAACTTTCAATTGGTACAACTTTGTTTTAACAACCTCATAACGAAGCTGCTTAAGTTTAAACCTAAAACCGCAAATATCACACTGGGCAATGCTCCATTTTCCAGAGGAATATCTGTTTCCCATCAGTAATAACTCCCACCAATGAAAGTTGCCCTTGGGACAAGTCTCAGAGCAGCTTTTTCCCGGTCTTCTCCTGCCGCCAGATTGAACTGTTCGTCATAGACAGCCTTCAACATATCCAGCCTTGATGCCATTTCTGGGATCTTCATGGCGATGTAATAAGCCAATCCTGCGACTAGGCATGGGTAGAACCTGAAGTTCATATCTGCCGTCTGGACACCGTTACCCGCATCCTGCACCCTGCGCAGTCTCCAGTAGGCAAGCGTGTAGGTCTGGGAGCCATCAGGCGTAGGCCAGACAGTAACGGCTGGAAGCTGCGGCGCATAGACCGTTGTGCCAGTGGTATGGGATGCGGCGGTTGTGTTGTTCTGACCACGGAATATATTCATCAGGACGTTGCCAGAAATATAACCGTAGTAGATGTCTTCACTGTCAATCCGGATGTATCCACTTGAGGCTAAGTTATTTGTGGAACTTAGGGTGATCGTGTTGCTTGTGGCAGTAAGGTTGCCAACCAAGGTAGCCCCGGCAGGACCAACCTGACCAGACAACCGCTGTATCCAGATCTGAATTGGACGAGCTTGAGTGAGCTTATTTGGGATTGTTGCGTAGGTCGATGCGCTGATGCGGCTGATGTTTAAATCAGTTTGCAGGTTCTGCTGGTTGGCGTTTGTACGAATTACATGCTCCAACAGGTCAATCGTGTCTATAGGTAGTGGGTATGTGTTTAAACCTTGCTCGAACGTAATCGTCCCTTGCTCGATTGTCCACATGTTGATACCACGGTTTGCCCACTCAATCGTCAAAAGGTTCATGGAACGACGAGCAGTCTTGAGATCGTAACCGCTGCGCATCTCGCGCCCAGCCCTCTCCCACGCCTCCTCGGCGATCTCCGTGAACTCCATATTGAATAGAGTGGAGCCGGTGGTTGTCATTTTGCTGCCCTCATGTTGTCAACCAGCATTAAACCGTAAGAACCTTTTTCTTCAAGGTAACTTATGGCTTTTGCAAGAACATCAACAGAATCTTTTGCCATGCCAAGCAATGAATTGCAATTTAGACACAAAATACCGCGAAAATCACCGGTTTCATGATTGTGATCAATCGCATATTTACGCTTCCTATTTTCATAGGTCATTAAATCAGGAAGCTCTACATCACATATGGCACAACAACCTTTTTGAGAGTCCCATGCATTTAAAAACTCTTGATGGGTGACTCCGTACTTATACTTTAAATGCTGCTCAAGACGCTTTTTTGGCGACCGGCTTTCCCAACTATTCCTCTGTTTGTGTTTTTGGCACGGTATGCAAAGATACTGTCCTTTCCAGAACTGATCTAAGTTTTTCTCTGTTTCACAAACAGGGCATCGTTTCATTTTTTACGCGCTGCTCTTAAGTTATCCACTAAATTCGGGTAGGGCCTACCAGCAGCCTTTGCCATCGCCTTGGCTTTTGCCTTCTTGGCTGGGCTAAGTTTCTTTGGCTTCCCTAGTCCTTCCGGGCGGGGCTTGTTCCAAACCTCACCGCCTTTGGCGTAAATCTCAACTGGGTAATTGCCATCCCTTTTTTTAACAATTCGAGGCTTGGGAACTTTGGATTCCCTAATCGCCCCCATGCCTCGGCTTGCCATCATAGGATTCGTCCTTTCGTTTTGCCTTTTTTGGCAATGCCGTCAGCAGCCTTTACATAACCGCCCTTGCGGTAGTTGGTCATGCCCTCACCAAACTTAGCTTTAGTCGGCTTGCCCGGTAAATTGACAGGCTTGGACTTATCGCCGGGTTTGCCGGGAAGGGTGACTGGTTTACCAAAGATGCCAGTTTCCATGTTGTCCTGATTCTTTTTATTCTTGGCATCCAGCTTGGCTTGCTCTACATCTAATGGAGTGACTGCCATGATCAATACACCTTACATTTGGTTTTGCCGCGTTTGGCAATGCCGTCAGCTCGACTAGAAGCAGAAACTTTACCGCCTTTTTTGTAGCCTTCTTTTTTCATCATTGCTTTCGGGTCAAGGTCTGCGCCCAACTGCATTTCGCGGGTATCCGATACACCTGCGCCACCACTACCACCGCCAAAGCCTTTAAATGATGTTATTGGTTTTTTTAATGTTTTTGGAATACCTTCAGGTCTTTGCACTCCTACATTAACTGCTGTCATAGGATTACCAGATCTATCAACCGTAGAGCTTGATTGCCTTCTGGTTTTAGCACCTTTTACGCCATCATCTCCAGCAAATCTTGCTGTATTTCTCTCATACAAATCATTGTAGTTTTGGTTTTCATATTTAGCCATTAGCAGATCCTTCCCTTGGTCTTACCGCGCTTGGCAATGCCGTCAGCGCGGGTAGATGCACTGCTGACCTTGCCCCCAGATGCATATTTCTTAACTGGCTTGGCTTTGACCTTACCGCCCTTTTTCATAGGACCCTGCTCAAACCCTGCTCTGCCTGTAAACATGGGGTCTATTTCTTGGATGTACTTGCCAGCCCTGCCACCATATCTTTCTGCTTCACGGGAAGCTTCTCCTGCCCCAGCTTCGGCATCTTGCATTTCACGCAATCCTCGTTTATTTAAAGCTGCTGCGCCAAGACCTAGCCCAGCAAGACCTAACAATGGCAATGCAGCATCAGAGCCAGAAGAAACTTTCTGACCAGCCCTGTTCCTAGCATCCATCGTTTCTTTAATTGGAGTGCCAGCGCGTGTACGAGCAACACTGCGAAGCTCGGATGTCTTTGGAGCCTTTAAACCTTCCATGCGACGCTGTGCAATACCTTTTTCGTCCGTGCCAAAACCACTTGCACCAGTACTAATATTGATTGGTTTTTTGTCTTGTTTTGCAACAGGACGAGGACGAGGACGCGGGGTAACTTTAGGACCCTCTACACCGGGAGATACACCACCTTCTCCAGTTCCCTGTGCGGTCAAAGCACCACGCAAACCAACTGGCATGGAAACTTCTGGGGTATCAGGGGTGGGTTTGGGAAGCATTGGACCACCAAAACCCGGAACACCACGACCAGAATCCGTGGTCTTTATTTCGCCTACAGGAATACTCTTAGTACGTTCAGCAAGACCACGACCAGCACCAAAACGCTTATAAGCCTCAGATTTTGGGTCGTCAATGTTACCCATGCGGAGGCGATCCAATAACCCAACCTTGTCATCTTTTGATGCCTTCAAACCTTCTTCTTTAAGTTTGCTGATGTCGTCTTCAGAAGTTCCACCGGCGTATTTCTTGACCTTTTTCATGGCAACTCCTTTTAGCACTTACCGCCGTATGCCATCTTGATGTCTTTGCCCTTGGTTTTGCCCTTCTTGGCAATGCCATCTGCCGATTTATGCCCAGAGGTTAGACCGCCAGAAGCCATCTTCTTGACCTTGCCCTTCATCTCAGATTCTTCATGTTTGATCATGGATGCAGGAGCGCCTTTCTTTTTCATGAACGACACTTCCTTCTTGACCATTGCTTTTGACTCTTTCATTTCGCCTCCTTTGGCTTTCTTGGAAAGGCCCGCCTCGGAAAGACCTATGGCAATAGCCTGTTTGGGGTTGGTGACCTTTTGACCCGAAGAGGATTTCAGATCACCACGTTTAAACTCTTTCATCACGGTACGAACTTTATCCATTACCTCTCTCCATCAATCTATCTAGCTTTGCATCAAGCCGGTCTAGGCGGTCTAGAACCCGATTGATGTCTGCATGGACCTCAACCTTCGTGACATATTCTTTCGCCACCTCTTCGCGGGTGCGATTCAACAGGATCTGGAGTCTTTGAAGTTCTTCCTTCTGAGATTCCAGTTCCTTGTCTTTGATTCTCCAACCCCATCCGATCAATGCCAAAATGACCGTGATGGCGGTGTTCCATAAAACCATTTCCATTTAACAGTTCCACGCTCTTAAAGATTTGTTAATCCGGCTGTTAGGATCGTTCGCTGTCTTTGAGCTTGTCAGTTTCTTTTTCATACCTGACATTCGAGCGCAGAACGATGCCTTGCGACCAGCGGATTCTTTGGTCTTGGGGTGAGGGGCGGGGGGCTTGAGATTCATCCCCTGCTTCTTTGCTGAAGCGCGACCTTTCGCGTTCAGACCACCCTTCGGATTCTTGCCTTCTGATCTTTGCCATGCTGGAGTCTTAGCCATTTGCCACCTTCTTTTGTAGAAGTAGTGTCTCTTCAATCATGGGTTGAAGGACTTGTTTACCAAAATGCCCCGTAAACTCTGTGTTTCCAAAATGACCTAGATTGATCTCCGGGTCTACATAGATCTTGAATCCTGCCTCTGTTACACGATCACAGAACAGGTAGTCCTCGCCCATGTATCCCTCTGGCGTTACCTTGAAATCAAATAAGGCATAGTGATGCTTGTTTTCTACATTGACCCAGTATTTCCATTCCGGGTGGTCTTTGATTAGCTTCTCGATAACATGTCTGCGTATAAACATGAATCCTGTGCCAATCCGCTCTACCCGCAGAAGACCGTTTTCCGTCAGTTCTACGCCGCCATGCTCGTTGTAATAGATGTCGGTAAAGAACTTCTGGTCTGCCGCTCTTCGAGGATAAGACCCGCACAGGACATCCCGGTCTGACCCAAGAGCCATAATCCGGAGAACGTCCTGATGTTTGAAATGAATATCCGAGTCAATAAACAACATCTCTGTGCAATCAGACTCCATGAACTGATTGACCAGAGAATTCCTAGCACGGGTGATGATTGAGCTACCTGATAGGTGACCCAAGTGGATAGAAAACTTGTGCTTTAGAGAAGCCAGAGCAAGCTGCGGCAATTCATATGCAGAATGTATGCATATACGTCCGTCATATGCCGGAATGGCAACAAACAGACTTCTCCCCGCCAGCACAAATTTCTTTTCCTCAACCATAGAAGGCAACTCCTGCGACTGCTGCGCTGTTGGTAATCACCAGACTTGTTTGCACAAGCACACCCTCACCGGGGAGCAGAACATAATTGGATTCTGCGCCGCCGATATTCAGGGTAAACAGGGTCGTAGCGTTGTCTTTGACCGCAATGGTTCCCGCGCCAGTTGCGCTATACCACAGCCCCTTTAAACGGGTACGCCCGTTGTAAGCCGTGGTAGAGCCATTTGCCGCACAGGTTGCGCCTTTAACGTCTGTTTGCATCATGGCGATGCCTCCTTATTAGACGTTTTGCTGACCGAGGTACGGATCGGTGACGTAGTACAGGATCTGACCACTGATCGAACCACCGGTTGGCGCGTCGCCAGTTGTGCCGCCGCCAGTAATTTTTACCATCTGGGTAGAGGAAATAACCGTGTTAAGGTCATCGCCTGCCGTAGCAGATGCAAAATTAATAACTAGCTTGCCAGTGGTAGCAACAGCAGCAGCAACCAGACCGTTATCGTCAGACTGAGCAGTGTTGGTATAACCGATCCAGCCCATATCAAAGGTGGGGGTCGTGCCGCCAGTAGCTGCACATAGAGCGTTAATTTGAACAACAACAGCGCCAACCGGAAGAATTACCGGGGCTGTATTGCTCGAAGAAACTTGAACCGCAACGCTGTTTGCGGATGCGCCCGAAATGTAAAATTCGGCAACCATCAGACCGGTGCCGCAATATGCGGTACGGGTTTGATCGCCGCCACCCGAACGCCAGATGGATTGGGTAGTAGAGACTGCCATGTTGTCCTCTCATGCGAGTTAGGTGTAAGCGATCTGCATGACGTTAGCCGGGTCTATTCGCAAACACCTGTTTAAACCCCGGAATTACTACTTTATATACCAGAAAAAAGGGGGCGTAAAGCCCCCCTTTCCTTAGGCTCCGGGAGAGCCAAAGATGCCCAGCGGGTCGGATACGCCAAAGCTATAACGCTCACGAGCCTTATAACGGACGTTACCGGTGTCAAAGTCACCGTCCATACCGGTTTGCATCGGGGTACGAACAAAGTGCTTCAGACCGTTGGGGACATCAGTCATCAGGAACCAAGCGTTCGTGTCAGTCAGGTAGTGATTGACGCGATAGCCTTCCGGCACAGAGCCGTTGTTCTTGATTGCGTTGATGTCGTTGTCGTTGGTGCCGGCACGCAGTTCTGTTTCCAGCAGACGGGTCGCAACGAACTGAAGTGCCGGTGGCACAATCAGTTTCTTGGGACGCGCTGCGATCAGCAGACCACGTTCGTCAGTCCAAGCTGCGATCTGGATAACAGCATTTTCCAGCGAGGTCTCGTTCAGGTCAGCGCCTGTTGTCGGACGGTTGCTGTTGGTGCCACCAGAGATCAGCGGGTGAGCCGTGTTACACAGGGTCACGCCGTCGCCATAGGTAACTGCGGTGTTGAACGCATTGTTCAGCACGTAAGCTGCCTTGACTTGCTTGGTGTAAGCCATAGCGCGAGCCAGTGCTTTGGTGTAACGCTGCGACAGAGAGTCATAGAGGTTATCCTCAATTGCCTCTTCGGTCAGCGAGAAACCAAGAACGATGGTCTCGTGGTTGTATCGAGCAGACCAAGCTTCCTGCGCATTGTCGTATGCCATTGCGCTGCCCTCGTTTTTAACGGGAGCGGCACTAAAGCCAGACAGCTTGGCTTCCTCTTCAAAGCTACGCTCCGAAGTTTCGGTTTCGTAGATCTCTTTATGCTCTTCGCCATAGGTCTTGTACTCCAGACCGAACAGTGCGTTCAGACCGGGCAGAAGTTCCTTGAGCATTTGTGCGCGTGAAATTGCCATGATTTACTCTCCTTATACACCAGTGGTGCTGTTGTACTGGTGAGTATTGATCTTGACGATCAATTCCACAAACGCATCCGCGCTAAGGGCAGTGCCGGGAACAACGTCGATAACACGCACCGGAAGGGTGTTGGTGGTAGCGTCGCTGCCAGACAGTACTGCAACCTTAGAGTCACCAGTTGTTGTCGAACCAGTATTCTGGACCAGTGCCATGTTTGAACCGACTACAGCACGGCTCACACCAGTGGTGGTCACAGTAGTGCCAGACGAAACAACAGCAACTTTGAATGCAGCCATTGGGTCATCAATAACGTAACCCAGAGCAGCGTTAGAGCTAGTTGCTGACGATGCTGGGTAATACTGACCCTCAACAGGCTGACCAGAAGAGTTGACATAAGCACAACCGACCAGAACGCCGCAAGGAGTTGCATTGTCCGTGCCGGTATCGGCAACCAGATAGCCATTGCTGATCTTTACGGTATCGCCATAGAAAATGGCGGTAGCGTAGTTAGTTGCAATAGGAATCTGGCGAATCTGACCCGCATACGGCAAACCGTCAATACGATTGACAGCTTGTAGACCGTAAGGCGAGCTTACAGTGGGATAAGCCATTTGTTGCTCCTAAAAATTAACTAGATCTACCGAAAGTGACCTTTGAACGCTTCTCACTGAAGAGAGGCATCGCAGGATTACTTTCACGCATAAAGTTGTTGTCCACCGACTCCATAAACGCTTGCGTTTGTTCGACAAAGTGAGCGTTACGTTGTTCGACGAATTCAACAGGGGTTTTGCAAAGAAGCAGACCACCAATCTGGATGCCATCGGGAAAACGATTATCCGTTGACTTCAAGTGCATCATTCTTGGTTGTGTATGCGACTTTACAGGTTCCCAACCCTCGCGAAATTTGGAAGAAATGTTAACGGGATCATCACGATTGAGCGTGCTGATACGAATCCAGCGGAAGGCATAGCCATCCTCAGGATCAGGTTCCGGAAGCAGTTGAGGTGGGGTCCAACGCTTGGGCCTCAGGTCTTTTTCTTCACGGCTCTCAGTGTTACGTTTCTCTCGTTTTTGATCATCCATTTTGACTTCTCCTTAATCTCGCAGCCTCACGAGCGTATTGTTCCAGCGGAACTCCAAGCCGCTTGGCGATGTTGACTTCAGACGGCGTAAGCGTGATCTTCTTTGGCGCAACGCTACGTGTTGCTGAAGCAACGACATTTGATTTTGTAGGGCGCTGAGTAGGCGCATCAGCGGGTTCCTCGGACTCAAATTTATCCGGGAACACTTGGCGTAACCTAGCATTTAAGCGTCGGTAGTACTCGTCACTTTGAGGGTCAACGTAGTCGTCGTTAACAAGTTTGTCATGCACAGCTAGGGCAAACGCGGTCATTTCCTTGTCTTTACCCCACCAGTGAATGTTTCGCTGTTTCCACCTTTCGGCTTTCTCATCGACTTCTTCTGGTTTCTGTGCAACCGTTGGGAAACTTTCTTCCGGCTCCTGTTCAGGGGCTGGTTTAAAGTTACTCAGTCGCTCGGCTTTAAACTTGGTGGATGTAAGATGGTCTTGTGCTTCCACAAGCGCATCTGAATCACCCGATTCATACGCTTCCTTGTACTTACGCTTTGCCTCATCAAGCTCTAGCGCAATCTGTTTCTTTGCCTGCTCAAGAAGAGCGTTTTGGCTAGTATTTACAGATCCTTTGAGTTTTTGATTTTCCTCAAAGTAGGCTTTAGCTATACGAATAGCCTCTTCCTTCTCGCGTAGCGCAGCTTCTTTAGCTCTGCGTTCGTCGTGATACCCCTTTGTAAACTCGCGAATCCTGTTACGGTCTCGCTTAGAGTACGTAGCAAGCTCGTCATCAGTCGGCTCCTCTGGAGGAGTTTTCATGGGTTCGCGCCCACGATCCTCTTCCGGGGTGTCGTCTACGACTTCAATTTCAAGGTCATCGTCACTTGCCATTTCGACGACCGGTTCAGGCTTGTCGCCAGCCTTGTCCAAGTCCAGTGTTTCCATATATTCAGGCATAAACCCTCCTACGCACGGGAAATTCCGCGAGGATCTTGAACAACTGCTTCGACGCTGTCGTCATAGATCATCCGAAATTCTTTGCCATGAATCTTTATTCTTGTGCCCGTGTTGGGACGAACAAGAACAAAGTCGCCTATCTTGCAAGAAGGACCACTAGGGAATTTCTTTTCATCTTTATAAGCGTCTGGACCCATTTTCATTACGAAAAGCACTGGGGATAAAATCTCTTCGTAATGCATCGTGGTGCCAGCTTTTGCCAGACCGCTATCAAACTTCTCTTCAATCTCAGGTAAAGCGCACAAGAGATAAAAGGTGCTTGGGTCAGGCAGTTGACGCGCTTTCTCTCCCGCAGATTCAGGCAACGTCGTGGTTGTTTCTCCATCCTCACTCAAAAGGATTTCACTCATCGAATTTCTCCAGTTTACGCACAAGGTCTGTAGTTATCATTTGCGCAAACATCAGACCTTGAATCTGCCCGCACAAATACCTGTACTCGGCGTGATCTTTCGCTGCGCCGTCACAGATAGTCTTGGAAAGGGAATCGCCTCTTTCCTTGATCTGGTTAAGGAGATGCTGGAGTATCTTCTCCTCGTTTCCCATTATTTATTACTCCGTTTAAACAAGTCAACCTGAACTTTTTGATTTGCCAATTTTTCCTGCGATGCAATTCTTGCAAGATCAACTTCTTTCTGGTTGGCAATCCTCTGGGCTTCCAGTTGCAGTTTCGCCTGTGCAACCTGTGCATCCGATTGAGCTTTCTGGGCATCGATCTGGAGTTCTGCCTGTTGGATCTGAACCAGCGGGTCTTGCATTTGTTGCTGGGCTTGGGCTTGTTGGGCTTGAGCTTGGTTAAGCTGGAGAAGCTGTTGGGCACCTTGGGCGACCAACCGGGACAGTTGGACTTCCACATCCTCCGGCAGTTGCGCATCCGGGGCTGGGATAGGTACACCGACTTGTTCTTCGACCTTCTTGCGATAGCTAAAGGCTAGATGCTCGGCAATATGCGCCATTGCTGCCATCTGGATCTTTTGAGCCATCGGGTTTTGACCAATGACTTGCGCAATCATTGGGTCTTGCATGAATGCCATGTGGGCTGCGATGTGCGCCTCGTGGTCTTGGTAGATGAAGGCTTTTGTTGGTTTGCCGTTCAAGAAAGCCATGTTTTCCGAGATCGGGTCTTTGGGCTTTTGGTCGTCTTCGACCGGGACCAACTTCTCTGCGTTCTTGATCCCCAAGACTTCGATCATCTGCCGATGGAGGTTGGGGAGGTCGTAAATCTGGGGTGCGGTGGTGGCTAGTTGGATCACAGCTTGGTACTGCATGATCCGCTGCGCCATCGTGGAGGAGTTCGGGTCAGAAACCGGGATGACTTCAACGATGTCGTAATCCGACTGTTTTGCCATCCGATCCCCGGACTCAGGGTCGTACTCATATTCTGTCGGGGCGTAGTCCCGGATGATTTCTTTTAAGAGTTTAAACTCTTGTTTCATCGAGGCATGGACGCGAGCCTGAACGGCAGACATCATCTTTAGCTGGCGCTCCAGCAAAGCCAAAGTCGTGCCGACCGGCGCATTGGCGCTCATGTCGGAGATCTTCATCTCCCCGATGGAACCTAGTCTTCTGCCCTCTTCTGTGATTTGATTCAAAAGGGTCAAGAGAACCTGACTTGGCTCCTTGTAGGGAAGCGGCATGATGTTGTCACGCATTGCCCCACTGGGAATATCAATATCCCGCCATTCGCCCGGAGCAATCGGGGTGTCATCATCCTTGATCCTCATGCCACGGGTCTTTAGACCACCGGGCAGATTAGAGAGGGTTCCGGCATCCACCAATTGTCTGATCAGGGATGTCCCGGCACGGGCGTACCCGCCGATGATGTGGATTAGACCCAAACCATAGAAACCAAAGCCGGGGATGTAGCAATAATCCACGAAATGCTGGCGACTTTGCTTATTGGGGTCGTCCTCGTTCCAGTTTCTGTAGACCGACAAAACCTGATTGGTGCCTTGGTCTATGGTCACGACGTAAGGCAGGGCAATCCCGGTGTGTTCGCCGTCTTCATCTACATCCTCCAGACCTTCGATGTCCAGATAGGTGTGGATTTCCAGAATTCTGTAGCGGTCGTCGTCATTGGTTTTGTAGCCCTGTTGTTCGGCTTTTTTCTTCTCAATGTCCGACAGAATGTTCATCGGTTCGCCCAAGTCTACATCCCGGTAGAACCCGGAATACTGGAGCTTCTTGATCTCATTCTTGGTTTTGCGCATCACATGGGTGACACGTTCTGCGTTCTTTAGGGATGAGGTGCCGTAAGGGACGATGATGTCTTCGGCGGGGATGAAGGGTGCGGCAGGGATTTGCTTTTGGGTGTCTGGGTAGACCTTTTTAAACGCTGCCCCGGCAAGTCCCAAGGAATACAGGAGTCTTTCATGTTCCGGACGGTAGTCGGTCATCTTCTCCGTCAGGGTGTAATTCATGTCGGTGCGGACTCTCTCCGATGCTTCCTCTTTTTGCTTGGTTATCGCCCCGATGATCTCGGTCTTGACCGGACCTCCAGCAGGGAAGGTCTCCATAATCGATTCCGACTGAAACCTGATCGCGGCTTCGGTCAGGACGGTTGAGTAAACACCACACGCTCCATTCCAAGGCTCCGTCCTTTCCTCATATTGAAGTCCCAAGACCTCCAGACCTTTGACAAAGGTTTCTGCCCAGTCTTTTCTGGAGTCTATATCGGCTTCGACAAGGTCTGTCAGCTCACTGGCTATGGTGTTTAAAACACCTTCGTCCAGAACCTCTGCAAGGTTCGAGTTAAAATCCGCGCCTTCAAAATCACTCCCCTTTTCGAGGGTAATTTCCAAGCCATCCATTGATATGGATACCGCCTCAGGGTCCTCAATCTCGATCTCAATTGGTTCCTCCGGTAAGGAAGCTAATCCCATTGGGGCTTGGTAGACGCTCTTTTCAATCGCCATGATGATTCCTAGTAATAAGCCATGCGACGACGGAAATATCTAGGTTCATCTTCTTCATCTGAATAAACCGAGATAAATCCACCTTGTCTAAAACGCAATAGAGCCTGAGAGGATGAGTCCACCAAGTCATCATGGTCGCCGTTAGGGAAGGAAGCCATTTCTTCCATGACTTCATCTGCCCATCTTGTCTCTGGGCACCAGACCACGCCTGACGCAAACAGGTCGGATATAGCGTTTACACGCGCAATCTTATCGCTTCCTTTGCCCGGTGTATATTCGGACAGAGGAATACCGATTTTTCTCATTTCATAGATCAAGGGCGCACCTGCTGCCCTCTTCTCGACCAACAGGGTGTCGGGGTTCCATTCCCGCCACATGTCAAAAGCCTTCTTTTTTAATTCCGGGAACTCCATCCTTTGTTTAAACGCATCTAAAAGGATGATATTGGGGCGTAGATCCCCGTTTTTGTTGGGGTGCTGGAAGACTCCCCATGTAGTGCAGGCTGAGTAGTCAGCCCGGTTGTTCTTTTCAAACGCGGTATCCCAGCTTTGGATCACATATTCGCAGGAGGGTGGGTCTGACTTCTCCCAAATCTGCCATTGATCACGTTTTACAATCGCCCCTTCCTCGGAGGTGGGGTTTTGTTGGTACTGGGCTTCCCATTTGGCGACCGGGAGTTCGGCTTTTAGGGCTTCAAGTTCTTCTTTTTTCCAGAAACCGGGCCACAACGGGGTTCCAGAGGGCAAAATCGCGGGGAAATCGATGACTTCCCACTCATTTACCCCGTCTTTTTCGGCATTTTTAAGGATTTGCCCGGTCAGATCTCGCTTTGACCACCGGGTCATCACAATAATAATGGCTCCTCCGGGCTGTAAACGCTGACGAGGACCGGATGTGTACCATTCATAGACCGAATCAAAGACGGCAGGGTTGCCCTGTTTGGCTTCCTGCTCCGAATGGGGGTCATCAATAATCAATAGGTCAGCGCCTTTGCCAGTAACTGCACCGCCCACACCAATAGCGAAGTAGTCACCACCCAGATGAGTATTCCAACGACCGGCTGCTTTAGAGTCTGACGACAGTTTTGTATCAAATACCTTCCCATAACCATCCGATTGAACAAGATTCCTCACCTTTCGACCAAAGCCCACCGCCAGTTCTGCCGTGTGGGCAGTCTGGATAATCTTCTTTTCCGGGTACTTCCCTAGAAACCACGCGGGCAAGAGATAAGACGCAAATTCTGACTTGGTATGCCGGGGCGGCATGTTGATAATCAACCTCTTCAACTGCCCGGATGCAACCCTCTCAAAGGCTTCTGCCATGATCTGATGATGTTTCCCGGAAATAAACGCAGGCCACATCTGGGTCACAAAGAAAAGAAACGACTCCTTACACCGCTCTATCCTGTCCATCTCCAACAAAGAAAAAACCTTGTTCCTCTCTGCCTCAGGGATCTTGTCCACAATAGCAACGTAATCAGCTATTTCTTTTTTTGTAAGCAATGTCATAAAGAAGAGATCTCTTTTACCGTCCTGTCGAACAGCCTTATTCCATAAAACTTACGTGGCTTGACCTCCAAGATCCCATCCTCTTGGAGCCTTTTGACAATCCTATGAATATTGGACTTAGCCTTCATGCCTACCCCCAAGGCTATCGCCTCGTAAGAAGGCGACATCCCATGCACCTTGATGTCCGCC